CAACACTATAATAGTGTGCCGTCGATTTTTATAAGTGATATAATATAACCACGTCCATATTATCGATTGGAACTGGAACGTCGATATTCATATATAATACTTATATCGATGGATATTGATACAAGTGGCAAAGTTAGTAAAAATCAATGGTTATCTATTATAAGTATTTCACATCATGTCTACTCGTATCAACATCCCATATACCCTTATCGACAACATCGATACTCTATTCACAAAACAGGGTTTCTAAATTAGTTTCGGTATATTTTATCATATTTTATCATATTTGTCTAATCTCGTATATGCTAAATAATTATATCCTTTTAGTTGTTTTCCGTGTATTTCGGTCGATTTTCGCATTTCATTGTTTAATTCAACCGGATCCGGTGTTTTTGTTATATCAAGTTTAGACTCGTGTATAAGTTTGGTAAAATTAGAATTTTCAATATCATCGTATAAATTTGTATAATATTCATTCGATGTAATTGGTTTGTTTAGTTTACGTGCTGATGGTGGACATACACCTTTTATGTATTTTAAACTACCTCCCTTTTTCAATTTATTATAGAACTTATAGTGTTCGTATGATAGTGCCGATTCGTCATCTGTGAATAAGAATAACCAGTTTATATAGTCTTGTAATGTCATATTTTCTTGATAATTCACTTTAAATATTTTACGATCAATTCCATTCAGTGTTCGAGGATGTGGAAAATTAACAGTTCCGTAAGTACATTTATAATCATCGTGATTATGGTTTATACAACACACTCTGTTATTCGAATCGTCTATTATTACATTTACTCCAGTATCTTCTAAATATTTACCATATATGTAATTTTCATTTGTTGAATATCCGTCAATTGGTGGTATACTATCATCTTTTGTAATCTTATTTTTAATGTCTGAATTACTGAATGTTTCAATACTATCCTTTATTAAATTCGTTTGCTGAACTACATTATTTGGAGAGGGTATACTTTTAACATCATATTCTTCGTCTTTATAATGATCATCCTTATAAACACTGTCTGTATATAATCTATAATCAATTAGATGTATGAACATTAAAAATACTACATATATTATAACAAAAAATATAATTATACCAAATGTTATATATGTTTTAGACAATTCAATCATTACTAATTTATATTAACATATTTAATTTTGTATAATAATTTTGTATAATAATTTTGTATAATAATTTTGTATAATATATATTATATATAATAAAGTATGGATGCTATATATGATTTAATTACATTAAATAAAGATGAAATAGTAAAAATAGTTCCTAATCCTAGTTTTGGGAAAGGACCATATATATGCGATACACAGTGTTCATTAGATATAAATTATTTACGTAATCCAATTCATTTGGACGATGTTAATTGTTATATAGACCCTACCAAGAAATATATTAGAATACATTTAAAAGACGCTGATAATCACATTATATACAAAGGTGCTGATAATGCAGGATCCGCTGGTTATATAAAAGCACCAAATAATATTGTAAGTGATAAATATGTATTACAATACATATTTATATTTCCATATGTTCGAAATCACATTGACAATAAAACACATGTTAATGATTTTGAAATACAATTAGTCCATAAATCCGAGACTGGTATATTTATTAATATTGTTATACATATAACAGATAAGGGTGGTGATTCAGTTCAATCAGCATTATACGAAACATTATTTAATAGTATTATAACATCACATGGTGCTGAAATTAAAGCAATGAAAAAGAATAAAGTAGATGATACCCATGTAGAAGCATCATATCATAAAACGTTGGGTGAATTATGTAATACTAAAAATTCTACTTGTATGACAAGTGTTATTGCGAATGATTTTATTATAGATAACACAGTAGACCCACAATTTTATAGTTGGTTGGATTTAAATGTGGGGTATAAATTATATTGGATTACATTCGATAAAACCATTCCTATATCACCTACTATATTTGATGGTCTAAAAAAATATATGAATAACAACGTAGATAATAACAACCATACACCTCATCCTAAATATAAAACCCCCGTTATAGGCGAATTAATATATTATAAAATCGATAATGTTACATATAATAGACGACATTATTTATATATCACATTGGGTGGAACTGAAATACCTGGATATGCTCAAGATAAATATGGAAAACGAGAGGATAAGGCAGAGGATGATGGTTCGAATGGACGTGATTCAACAAGACGCGATAAAAACGATAACTTAATAATTGTTAATACACAACAAAATGAAAAAATTGTAATCGAAGTTGACAATAAAGTTGACAATAAAGTTGACAATAAAATAAAAGAAAATTTTGTTAATTTAAGAAATAATATTAACAATACGATTAATAATAAGATTAATAATATAAGAGAATCATTTTCAACAATTAATATAAAAGAAGTTAAGCAGGGTCCAACTCAACCAAATGATATTGATATGAAGAATATCATAATATATATTCTATCTGGTATAATTATTATATACATAATTTATAGATTAGTATTATATATAAGGTCGTCACAATATAACATCCCAACATTTATATCATATATAACTTTAATACCACGAAAAATAAGAGATGCTGTTTTTTCATCAAACTCTGGTGTTAAACCTCATCAGGCAGGTGGTAATATCATAATTGATAAATATGACACCATAGACTCGTCACCAGACTCACAAATAATAGACTCATCCACAACCCCCAAAACTTTTACTGGTGGCAATGGTAAATATAAATTAGGATTAAAAAAAATAAAACGAAAACTTATTTAGAATTTCCATTTATTGTTACAGTGTAAACATGTAATAAAGGTTGTCATCGGTTCATCTGCTGAGCGTGTTTGCATTTGGTAATATGTCGTCTTATTCCTCTTACATCGACCGCATACATATTCACTTGTTTCACTTACTTTATTTCGCATCTCTAAATATTCATTTTCAGATTTTTGTTTATCTTTAATCGATTTCCAACTATCAATATGAACATCACACCGATTAATATATGCGATATTTGATACATCTAATGTTCCGTCTAAAATATCTTTCATAAAATTGGTATTCTTTAAATATGATGTCGTGTCTAAATTATTATATATGCTATGAACTTTCGCCAAATATCTCTTTTTAAAAATATTATTCTCAAATTCGGGTATAATACGTACCTTAACCGCATTTTCAACAGCATATTTATAAATACTCTCTTCAATTATATCGACTATGTTATAATTTTGTTTGGAAAACAAACGTTTTAAATATGTTTTACATATTTGTCTATGGTCTAGTTGTTCATTCATTATAATATGATTATATTTAAATATTTAAATCAATTTTTAAATTATCATAAACACACATACATAAACACACATTTATATACATATAATATGTTGACACAACAATTAATAAATGAAAATATAAAGAAATTACATTCGAATAATAAAAACTATATTAATATAGGATTACAAGATGGTAAATTTATTAATATATATATATATGAACGAGTTATTTTGTTTCTAAAACAGAAACAGTCAATCGATACAGTAAAATACTCTTCATATTATTTATATAATAAGGATAATATGACACTTCATATAAATGATAATGGTTCATCAAATTGTTATAATGAAATGTTAAAATCTAGTAATAAATTATATGTAAATCATTATAATCTCGTATTTTATTCATATTATAATAAGAAATTAAATAATGATAGGTTTGAATCTTGTTATGAATATGATAAAATAGACATTATTGAATCACTTACATATACGTATAATAATATTGATATTGAATTATTAAAAATAAATAATAAATATTCTATTCGAATTATAATTAAACCTGACTCATCAACTCAAAGTATATATAATTTGATAAATATAATTACAAACATTGTGTAAGAGTTGTATATATAAATAATTTTCTATTATATACTATATGGAGACTAAAATATTAATTAATTCACTACTATTAATTATAATATTTTATCTATTGCTTGATTGTATTCCCCATCGATATGTTTTTGGGGATACCAAAAACAATTCATATATGAATCGTAGTGAGAACTTCGACGGAAATAGTGGTGATGAAATTGAAGTTAAGGATAACAGTATCAATGAATTATATGATTATATGGATAATAAATTCGATCGACTTTCAACTGATGCTATTAATAGCAATGATGTTAAACCAGATAATTATTATATGAATGATAATAATACGCCGAATTTTAATAGTGGTGTTGTTAATACGGCACGATTTTACGATATGAATATGGACGGTGTTATGCCAGATAAATTACAACAATCAACTTATATTTCCCCGGGTGGAAATAAAGAGATGGAGGATGTAATGGTGGATAAACAATCTAAGGATTCGTCTTATATAGACAGTGTTACAAATAAGGAACAAGTATTTAAACCAGACACGTGGCAATACAAAAATGAATTACCAATGAATGGTGGTGCATTTAATGGATTGCTTGGGTTCGATTCACAGGGAGGAAATTATGCTATTTACAGTAAAACAGAACTGGAATTAGAAAAGTGTGACAATGAAACAAAATGTAGTAAAGTCGACGATTTAAGAAATGGTATGATGCAGAACAGAGATAATATATAAATAATATATAAAGAATCGTCGTTATATAAAACTTATAATGTGTAAATTAACAGAGTTCAAAGATAAACGGCGGAGAACCGAATATGCTGTATTTTGCGGGTCGTATAATATGTGGAAAAAGGCAGACAACATTTGCTTGTTTATGGTTGAAAATACACAGTCGAGTGTAATAAGTGATACGTTTAATGAAAACGTAAATAGTTTTATTGGTGAACTAGAAGGACTTAAACGTTATAACCATAACCATCTACCTCATCAACCACGTAATAAATGTGCTGAGATGATTATCCCCCGATTAAAGAATATAATTAAATTGTCTAATGCTATGAATTATATAGCACTCCGACATGAAGTATGCGAGTTACATTTTATTACGACCAAAATGTGTAAACGTTTTAGTAAACTTTATTAACTTTATTAACTTTACAATGAATATATTTCCAATAGTTATAATTAAACGCGATCCGGGCGAATTAGAGGGTCCATGCGGACTGGTAGTGGTGACAGCAACCACTACTTGTTCGCATTAGCAGCAGCAGCAGCAGCAGCAGCAGCAGCAGCAGCAGCAGCAGCAGCAGCAGCAGCAATATCTGCAGCAGCAGCAGCAGCAGCAGCAGCCTTCACCTTGACGATCGTATTAGCGATGTCCTCTTCGGCGTTCGAAAAAGAACAGGCGACCGTATGACTGTCGCCACCGGTGCGGAGCAACGGTGGGGGAACGCCCAGATTGTAGGCGACGGTGGCGGGTGTGGTGACAGGAGTCGTCATGGCGATTATACCAGTATATAATTGTATGTATCGAATTTTTTAATTTAGTTTTACCTAGATATAGTTATAACCCAACGTGACCACTCGTTTAACTGTATCGACACGTCCATATGAGTACCGTCGCGGTCACTCATATGATAACACTTCATTCCGGTATTATGTATATTTTTTACAATCTAACTATAAAATCTAGATATATTATATATATCTAATATAATATGAAAATATTTATTCGTTATGCCGATAATAAAAAAACGGATAATAGATTATTTAAAATAGACATTCATGAAAATACTTCATTTATTAAATTAAAACGACGAATTATAAGAATAGCAATACGTAAAAACATCTATTTAGATTTCCTAAATTTAAGAATTCGTCATATAAATAAATATATAACAAGATCATCGTCTTTAAACCTAATTGAAAATAGTACATTATATATAACAAATCATAAATTACGAGGAGGCACAAATGATAGTGCTGTTGGACTACCTGTTATATATCTAGGTCCTCCTGTATGGGCCGTTACATTATCTATCGCTCTACTAGCAGGTGCTTGTCCAGTCGTATATATTTTCCTATTAAATCCATTTTTAAAGAAATCAAGTAAAAAACCAGGGCAAGAAACTGTAAACGAGTTACAATTACTAGTAGACGATGTTGGTTCGATGAGAAACTACAATAATTACTATATTCGTAAAAAATTAGATGACGTGGCACATATTGATATAATTAATCGTGAATATGAAGTATGGAAATATTTACGAGATTGTAAATTTACATTATTTAAATCAAAACTATATGTATTATTTTTCTTGTTATATGCGCTGTTTATTGTATTTACAGCAAATTTATATTTTATAACAAAGTTTATGAGTGGGTTTACCGACAATCAATATAAATGTTTTATTCATACAAATCCAACACCATTATCATCATTAATGGTGTCAATTTGTGGTATTGTCCCCCTTGTATTATTTTTAATGAATCTTTCTGGTTATAAGAACGCAATATATGTATATTTACTGACATTGGTTGTTGGTAGCGTATGTGTATATACGTCTGTTTATTGGAATAAAATGCAGAATTTTAAGGATGCTATGAAATATAGAGACACAGACCCGACAATAAATAATCCGGCAAGTGGTTATGTTAAATCATCTGTTGAATTTATGCCTAACTATTTTCGATATCTATTCTATATCCCTGTAATTGTAGGAGTTGTGACAATACTATGTTATACAATGCGTGTTCACCCTTTAATATGGGGTGTATTGGTAGCGTTTATGGGGTCTTTACCGTCATATTATGTTCTTCAAAATACATTACCATTATATTGTAATAACAGTTTTAGATTTAATAAGTCATTCTCTCAAGTACAATCAGTAATTGAAAAGGATAATTACGATAATTTAAAAGCACCATATTATAACAAGTTTAATAATTAGAACAAAAGTTTGAATTTATAAATGTAATGTTTTATAAAAAATATTTAAAACTAATATTTTATAAAACATTATAAAATGCCAGAGGACGGACTGAAAATGAAAGGGCTTCCTAAATCAAACGATACAGAGAGTGAAAGTGGTGGTTCTGAGAGTGAATATGAGGAATTCGACCTCAGTGATAATCCAATGTATCAGGTATTATCGGCATTTCTAGAAGATGACGAGGGAAATAATATTTGTGATCATATTTCGAAGTTAACAGATGCAATTCAGCAGAATTCTATAAAACTCGATAATGTATTAAATAATTTAAGTAGTGATAAGAGTAAATCGGTAAAAGGTCCACGGAGATCTTCTAGTAAAGAATAGAGTGTTTTTATTTCCGGAAACCACACGTTCTCATATAATCAATATTTCTAATAATATTTCTAGTTGACATTCCACCTCTTACCCAATATTCGGGAATAATATGCTGTGTATCTTGTACATTTTCTTGTAAAGATGGTACAAGTGGTACAAACCGGTCAATTGAAATACCGGAAAGTGTATTACACGACCTCGGTTGAGATGTATCTTCGCCAATCAAAAGTCTTGATTTAAGATCTGGGAATTTAAGGGTTGATTCACCACTTCCTAAAAATGGAGTTCCTAAGAAATGACTTGTATCAAGTGATTTACTTGATTTTGATTTATCAGATGTTAATATGTTTCCCATACTACCATCTTTAAGATGAGAGTCTTCATCTACAACATTTCCTTGACTTCCACCAACACTGGATTGATAAACCCCCCTTGTATCAAGTGATGTGTGATAATCAGCGAGATTTGAATTAGAATGATTTATAGTATGATAATCATGAATTCTTAAATTATTATCATCATTATTTAATTGTTCATCGTGTTCGTCATTAATACGAGTATGATAATTCGTTTCTAAATTATTATTATATTTTGCCATATATACTAATATAATATATTATTTTATTGTAAAAAAGTTTTATTGTTGGTAACTTTTGTGTTGTCATCGATGTAAAGCATCATACCCGACCGTCGCAGATGGTTTATATATACCCCATTGCGGTGCACATTTAACAGTATCTTCTTTACATGTCGGACCAGTATTGTAACACCATTTAGCAAATTCAGTTTGTTTATTTGGCAATGTTGTCGATGGCATAGTATAATACTGGCGTTGTGAGTTATTTTTCCCATATAAGTCTGATACATCTCTATATAAATTTGTATTAAATTTCTCTTTTATATCTTTCTTTAACGTCTTGTTGTCCCATGATTTACACGCTTCGTCCTTCTTAGGATTATCAGTTATAACATTAATGTTCATAAACGGATTATTGTATGTTGGTTTTGTGCATGATTTTTCTACCAATATATTTTTATTATGATCATTTAATGAACTATCATATGAATTGAAATACATTTCGATATTGTTAAGTTGTGTTTTATAAATAAACAATGTGAAGAATATTATAACAACGGGAATATAAAAATATAAATAATTCATTGAAAACAAATAAAGAACTATTCCTAGATATATAGATAGACGTGTAATAGCATTTAACTTTTCTATTAATGTCATGTCATAAGATGGATAAAACTCGGACAATCGGTTACGCTGAATAAGAATAGCGACATCATTAGACCAGAATTTATCACCTTTGAGTGATTTAGATTTAATGTTTTCTTTGTTAATACGTGGTTGTTTACTATTCGTCATATAATATATTAATATAATATATTTTATGTAAATGTATTTGTAAAAAAAAATTGATTACAACCAATTAGTTGGGTATTACAACGGAATTATAGGCACTCAATATGTCTGTTATAATCCCATATCATCAGCTGTTTCATTTAAAATATCAACATCTGTTTTAGTAACACTTGTTTTATTAGGGGGGTGTTTCTTCTTCTTACGTCTAACCTTTGATCCTTTTGAATTACTATTATTTTGAGAGGGTGCTTGTGGCATGTTATTAAACATACTACCTGCACCACCCATTAATCCCTGTGCTTCTTTGAATAATGCGCTCTGGTCTAATTCACCAGATTTAATTTTAGTATCTAGTTCAGAACATACTTTAGTCATAATATTTCCCAACGCAGCACTACCTTTCTTATCTCCTCCTCCAAATAACATCCCAAAAATATCACCCGGATTACTAATATCCGGTAATTCCATACCACCATCTCCTTCAATAGATGATGCTAATTCACTTGCAAGTTTTCCAATTTGTGTGTTTTCAAGTCCCCCAAATGGAAATCCATTATCACCACCGGTGCTGTCATTAGCACCACCACTAGTATTATGTGCCGATGTACTTGAACCACTCGAATTATTACCTGATCCGCCTGAACTACCACTCGCTGGTTCTTCCTTTTTATGTTGTTCAAATTTAATATCGTCGTTATTGTTCTCCTTCCAATTCTCGACAATTTCGTTTTTTGCATCAACAACCGAAAGCATTTGCTCATAATACTCGTGATCTTTATATTTATTGATATATGTTTTCAAATGTTGCCCAGATTCATCTTTGAGAATAACAAGATAAAGTGTCATCAGATATGTACACAAGTTTTTGAATGCCACATTGTCATATTTCCGTTTTTTTTTATTTATAACGAGTTTATCAATGATTGATTTTATAGATAATCGATCTATTAAATCGAATTTGTTACTTGTATAACGAAAGAAATCAATATTACATGCTGAAATCTCATCAATATATGGAAATATATTAGTTAAATATATATCCAAGTAATAATTTTCATTACTTTCTACATTTGATTCGTAATTACCAAGAAGATTTAACTGACCGAGTTTATATTTTTGGACTAAATTAGAAATAAATTGATGATAAACTTCATTAAATCTTTGCACGTCCATTATAAATATAATATGATATATTATATTTATATAGTTTTATAAACTTGTGTTTGAATTAATATTTAATTAATTTTTTAATTAATTTTTAATCAGGTCTCTGAATAACTACTTGAAAAGAGTTCATTGTTAACAGTTGAATAGAATTTGATATTAACAGTCCCTTTATTTGAATTCATCCCCTTTAAGATACTTATAATTTTATCCACTTTAATTGATTTCATATCCTGCTCGTCGATTTCAATTAACTCATCTCCAACGTGAATAAGTCCAGTTTCTTCTGCTGGTAGTGACGAATCATTCATAGGATGTTTCTTAAAACTTTCTACTATAATTCTGTGATTATCAATATTTAGGTTAATGCCCATCCCATATTTTTCATTAGGGGTCACTTCAACATTATACATATTGCTCTGTAATAAGGATGAATCAGCATTACTCTGGAATTGCTGAATTTCTAAAATAATGCGATTCTTAGCGAGTTTATCATCTTGGAATATATCAAAAATGATATTTTCAACCAAAGCACCTGGATATTGCTGTTTCATCATTTTACGCAAATTGATTCGAATAAACTCTTTTAATGTCTTCTCTTTATGGATATAAAAACTATCGACAACACTGTCTAAATCGTCGTCTGGTATAAATTTAAGTTCGTGTTTATCTAAATAGTTTTTGTATTCTTTTTTAACAAAATAGAATACAATATTACGAATCTTTTCTTGTATAGACATTATATATTTATATATATGACATATATTTAAATAATTTACATTTCATTTAGGGTTTATAATAAAAATTAGTATTTAGTTTCCCGCAATAACACCTTTCCATGTGAAAATTTTGTCTTTTTCCAATGTATTACTTCGATAGAATTGCCTAGACGCATAATTATGTGTATTAGACATGGGGATTACCTCGAAACTAATATAAAACGGTGAATTGGCAAGACCCATCATTCTTGCGAATCTATAAGATCCGTCTGATCGACGCAGTGCGAACAAGTCCATTGGTCTGGCAGTAGCACTCCCAGACCAATGGATTTGTGAATCACGCCACATGCGGTATATGTCATTCGTACTAACACTTGATGCGGTAGACAGAAAATCATCAGGAACACAAGTATTGACAGTCGTGTCGGTAGGAACAGTAATAGGTATTGCGAACAAAACCATACTGGTATGGAACGATTCATTGTATAACTGGTCTTCACATCCGTGTTCGAAAAGAGCAACAGCACCGTATTCTGGATACAATGTTTCGATGACACGTCTTGCGGTCCGTCCACAAATATCGTCTCTTTTATCTCCATTCATGAAGTAAACAGTGTGCATCATAGTATCCAGTCGTTCATTCTCGAGTTTGACGAGTCGTTCTTTATTGATCCGCTGCCGTATCTTGTATCGCTTGTGTCGGTACCAATAAACCCGGACCAAATTGAACAGACGAGTCTGTTTCATGATAATCTTGCGACGGTCTCGACGTTTCTGCGTGTTCGACCGAATAGACTGTTGTTGACTGGGCAATGGCATTGGTCACGTCGAAAGAGATATGTTGTTGCGTGTATATATATATATTTTCGAATTTTTTATTAAACGTTTATAAACCCAACGTTGGTATAAAAATTTCACATTAGTACATAAACTATATAAATAATATATATTACATATATAAATATGACATATTGGAATATAACAATATCTACAATTTTTAAAAGTATTGGGGACTCGTATAACACTACCATTATATATATAAAAAACAAAGTACATACAATTACTAGTGAAATAGATCATAATACCACGTATAAAGATTTTGGTAAACACCAACTAGATTTTTCATGGATTTCTCCATTAAAGAATCGACTTATTTATAAATCAATGTTATATACCCAATATATGATTGATATATTACTATTTCAGAAAATGCTTTTTTCTATATTTATAACATATGGGTATTATAAACTAACAAATACTCATTCTCCATATTTAATAGACATGTTATACTTGGACATCACTCGTAATGGATGTATTCCCGTTAAATTAACACAATGGTTTATGACACGATTTAATTTAATAACATGTGATAAATCCTATTTTGTAGATAAATTTAAAAACCTATATGAAAACTGTGAGATACATGATATCGAATATACTAAACAATTGTTTAATAATACATTTAAAGAAAATATACTGTTATACAGCGATATACCAGTGGCATCTGGTAGTATTGGTCAAGTTTATAAAGGTATTTATAAAAATCAAATAGTGGCCATTAAAGTTATGCATCCAGATATTACAAATAAAATATTCATTCCTAAAATGTTTTTTATAATATACAATTTAATTCTAAAGAAATTACCTATATTATACAAATACTCATTGCCATATGATTTAGATGATTTTATAGAATCTATTATAAAACAAACTGACTTCACAATTGAATATGCGAATCTCGTCAAATTCAACGAGTTATATAAAGATAATGAACTGCTGATATTCCCGACACCAGTTTATGCTTCTAGTCAGATTTTAATAACATCGTTCGAAGACGGTGATTTTTATGAAAGCAGTACCCTAGAACTGTCTGAATATAAAAAATATAAGATAGTATTACTATTAACATTGTTTATACGAGACAGTGGTTTAATAAATAATTTTATACACGGTGATTTACACATGGGTAATTGGAAAGTAAAACAAGTAGGTGATGAATACGCGATAGTTATATATGATACTGGTATATGTTATTCATTAGATATAAATATAACTCGTGATTTTTATTTATACTGGGAACAAGGTGATAGAAAGAACCTCGCAAAATTATTTAGGAAAGGTATTAAATGGCATCCCCCACATTTAACCCTAGATGACATTGAACTCGGTATGTATAATGATATTACATCTATAACATCTCAACCAATTGTTGTAAATAATATTATAAAAAGATTATTGAAATACATGAATTATAACCATATTATCATAAAACATGAATGGTTGAATCTATGTGTTGGTATATTATTAGTTGAAAATGACATTAAAAAATATGGAATTTTAAGAGCAAATACACGAGAAGATTATAACCAAACAAAACGTGATGTATTCAAGGTTGATTTTTTGAATTATATTAATTTCTGCGATTCAAATAAATGTTTTTCTAAACTATCTGTATATATGAAGGAGAGTCTTAAAAAAGAAAATATAGATTTTGCCGATTTATTTACAAATGTTGAATATAAATTAAATTTGGAGTTGGATGAAAATATAGAAGATATTATAATTGGACATGATAATACAAAATCAATAACATTAAGTATATAATTATTGTCTGGCGATTGGTGCAGGTATCGCTGAATCATTTGTTCTAGCAGACATCATTTGTGCATATGCTTTATCCATTTCATTCTTTTTTTCTTTATTATTAACATCACCATCTGATTGTCTACTTTCAAATGGTAATTCTTTATTTCCAGGTATCGCATTAGTTCCGCCTAAAAATGAGAAATTATGATCAATCGGTCCTTCTTCTGCTAAAAATGAAAAATTATCAGAAAAACCATTCATTGTTGATGGTTCATAGTCGGATATATCTTTCTTTTCATTCTTAGCCAAATTAGTTGCTGCTTGTTTATTCAATTCATCATGATTAATTTGTTTCTTTCCGTTTTGTTCTTGTATATAATTTTGTTGTCCCTGTCCCTGTCCATGTCCCTGTCCCTGTCCATGTCCCTGTCCATGTCCCTGTCCATGTCCATGTCCCGGTCCCTGTCCCTGCTGTCTATTTAAGAATGAATCATTTACCCATTTAAATAAATTTGAACCTACTAATAAATCTGCTTCTCCATTACCTTTAGGAATTAGAAGTGACGGAACAGACTTAATATATTTGGGAACTTGTCCTTTTGATATATCAATTAAATCAAAATTATTCTGTAAGTTATTTGTTTGAATTATATGTAATATATCATTTGAGTGTTTACATCTTGTGCTGTAATATAATAACTTCTTCATAATATATTCTTTATATAAAAAAATGATTTAGAGACGCAATATATAATAAATACACAATCGTTTATAATTACTAATACAATCAAATTAAAAATTGATTTAAATATATAATTTATAATATATAATAACGATGTCTAAAACAATCCATAACTATAGTAACACAACCGATTATAGTGGTAGTGAAATAATTAAATTCGAACTCCATAACAATGACAAACACAAGATTAGTTTTATGAATGCGATTAGGCGGATTTGTATTGGGGAAATTAATATTAATGCGATTGATACCAGTACAATTAAAATATTCAAAAATACCTCGTGTATAAACGAATCAATGCTGAGAACTCGATTAGAACAATCTCCAATTTATAAAAAGACGATATATGATAATTTAAAGTTGGTGCTTAATATTTCAAATGAAGAATCTGGTATTCGGTCTATTTATTTATCGGATTTCAAAATTCTAAATAAACATTCTAATAAAGATGAAGAACAATATAATATAAGTGACATCTTTGTATACCCTAGAATTCTATATGCTAAAATAAAACACGGTGAAACAATTAATCTTGAAGGTGAGTTTACATCGAATAATGTAAATGGTGGAACATCATCTTTCTCACCAGTATGTCCTATAACATATCATTTCAAACAAGATGATACAAAAGTAGCAACTGCATTAAAGGATATTGATGGTGAATTTAATCAAAATGATTTCAAACTACGAGATGCAGACAGATGTTATAAAATGAATTCAAAGAATGAACCAACAATTTGTGTGATGACAATTGAATCGTGTGGAAATATGAGTAGTAACCAAATATTCAACGAAGCATTGGATGTATTTCGTGATAAATTGGATACTTTTATAAAAAATATTAAATCATATGAGAACCATGATATGATTGATATTAAGAGTGCTGATTATAATATTGAATCATTCGATTACAGTATCCGGGATGAAGACACTACATTAGGTAATCTACTCCAAGATTATCTGTTTGAGCATTCAAAAGTGGCATTTGTAGGATATGATGTTCCACATCCACTTGATCCGATTCTTCTTATTCGAATGGGGTTAAAAAAAAATAATACAATTGACGAAAATAATAATGTCATGTCAGAAATAGTAACTATGCTCGTTGGTTATATTGACGACCTACAAAAAGAATGGGAGTCGGTTGACATTTAATTGTTTATTCATTTTTTATACATCTTGTAATAATACATACCTACAATAATACCTAATATAATAACAAGTGGTATTTTGAATATACCATCCAATAAATTAATAATAAAATATATAATACATATTGATATTACAACAAATATTATTAGGTCTCTGTTGAATTTTTGGTTTGTTTTATCATAATATTTATTAGAAAACTCTGATAAATTCTGTTTAGCATTAGTAAATAAACTATACATACTAGGCATATATTATTATATATTATATAATAATAATGAAAAAGAAATCTATATTGAACAATTCTATATTTAATAAATTTATTATATTGTTACTTATATGTATATGTATAACATTCATTTTACTTAACAAATTCACATCAATGGAGGACTTTACACCATTATCTATTGAATATAATGAACAAAAAGCATTAAGTAGAACAAAATTACAATTTCTATTAAATGAATATGAATCAACCGACAAATGTAAACATGGATATATACAACCGTCTAATTCGTGTATGTATAGTCATAATACTAATTTTTATCCGACTTACTAATCTGCCTGTTTATCGTCATCTTTTTCGGTGGGTTTCTTAATGTCCTTTATATCAACTGTAATATCGGGTACAACCAAACTATCATTAGATGGTTTTATATTATGATTTTCGACTGGAACTAAACTTGCTAGTTTATTTTCAAATAGTTCTTTGCCTTTTTTAGCACTATATTTAGAGGCAATAGTTGCCAGTTCATCATTCAATATTTTTTTATTTCTTTCATAATTATTTAATGGTTCATTTAACGTGGTTTTAAGATTAGTTGCTGCTTGTCCCAGTAATTCAGATACTTTATCATTATCTTCGTATATTTCAACACCATTTATATTTATTATTTCTGGTTTATATAATGTAGTTTTGGCAAATTTATTATCAAACATTTTAATTATATCTACTGGTATTTGAGGCGATTGTTCTAATAATCGGTCTAGTTCAGTCCGAATACTAAATAAAAACTCTTGACCTGATGTACTTCGTTCTTTTGCAGGTAGGTTTAATTCTACTCTAATATTTCTAGAGAGTTTACCAAATGACATCGCCGAAATACGGTGTCCTTCTTCTAGTGTTGAATATTTCAACGTTTGATGAATAGTAGATATCATACCTGATATTAAATTAACACCGCCAATTATAAGAGGGACATATTCAAAGAAAGATGTTTCTTTAAAACTACTTTGGCTGAAATTAGCAGTTCCAGTTAATGTTGTTAATATAATAACCGGTAATGTAAACCATAAATTTTTGGTTTTAAACCTACTGAATGACTTATCATGCATATATCTATAACAACTTGATAATTCAGCCCAGTCTTTTAATATTTTTTCAGTTTGTTTATGCCATACTATTTTCACCGGAGGATTGTCTTTATCTGCTGACTTGAGTTTAATCATATATAGTATATGTAAATTATAATAATACATTAAACTTAACAAATCTATAACAATATATATAAGGATTAAAATATTAGTATAAATAAATGAGTTTTATATTTCCTATAATAAGTTCTATCTCAATCGCAATAACATGTGGATATATACTATATAACTATTTTATTAAAGATGATATAAGTAAACCTGACAGGGGTAACACTGACAGGGATAAACCTGACAGGGGTAACACTGATAGGGGTAACACTGATATGGGTAACACTGATATGGGTAACACAACCGGAATACATTTAATTATAAAAGATGACACATCCAATAAGAATATACCGACACTGATTATGCCAACTAATACTGGATATACTCAAATACCATCATGCGAAGATACGAGTGATGATTTTGATATTATAACTAATGCGGACACAGAGAATGTGGACACAGAGAATGATGGTTAATAACGAGTACGTTGTCGTTTGTATAATACAATCCTCCCGCCATCTAAGTCGTCATCACTCTCGCTCTCGCTCTCGCTCTCGCTGTCGCTGTCAAGTGACAACCATTCAAGACTAAGTCCCATCTTTTCGAACTCGCATTGGACCGGTCGCGAGAAGTCAAACTCGGCGAGTCTTTTCTTGCTACTCTTCACCAGATTACCGAGGAGTTCTTCGTGATCCATCAACCAATTAAGCTGATCAGATAGTCGATCCATGAAATGGCGGTACAGATCTTCAAACGTCAGGTGGTTCTTGTTTTCTTTGTAAAACGTGGTGTGCTTCAATTTCTCTATCAACAGGGTCCTGAGATGGGTATTCGCAGCAACCTTTGCAAATTGGTTGTTCGTATTACCATCAAATGAGTTCATAGGAAATCGGAGGATGTGCCACATGTCGTAGTAATATTTGTGGACCTGCTGAAACTTTAGAATCTCTATCTTAATATCGTCATGCGACTTCTCAAAGTCGTTACGATCGGCGATAAGCTGACGTCGAATCAGGAATCGGTCCCAATAAAAGCGGACCAACTTGAACAGACGAATCTGCTGAGGTGTGGGGCGGTCTTGACGTCCTTGATTGGTCCTCAGAATAGACTTGCTTTCAAGGGGAGATTGCATTGGTCACGTCGAAAGAGATATTCGTTGGTTATATACTAATAAATAACCATCAAATTTTATGTTATATATTTTTAACACTACACGTATACTAGACAGTAATAAACTTATTTTATTTTTATAATAATTTTATTTTTATAATATATATGATTATTTCATTACAATATATATATGATACATTTGAAAAGGTACTATTAGGTGATCAAAGTGAATATATATATGATGTATTTGAAAAGGTACTATTAGGTGATCAAAGTGAATATACTGATAATAAAGATAATAAAGATAATAAAATTTATGTCATGACATATAATGTACATCATAATGCAATGAAGAATAAGAAGAACGTAGATAATATTGCCAAAATTATAAATGGTACCGATACGTGGGATGGTGAACATAAACACCCCGGAACATTTGATTTTATAGCAACACAGGAATCGAATGATAACTGGCAAGAGTTATATAATAAACTAGATAAAGCCAAATATGATTATTGTAATTCAAAAGACCATCATAAAGGTAAAGCACCAGGAATAGATCACCACCACATTACATATTATGATAGACATAAATACAATATAGTAAAAGATGCTAATGGTAAACTAATTGTAAATCCATTTGGAGGTAATCGAGCAAAACATTGTATATTATTCGAGAATATAAGAACTAAACAAAAATATCTATTCATAAACGTACATAATCAACACAATCATGATTCACATGGTAAATTACATCTGAAAAAAGAGTTAATAGAAAAAATAACCAATGCGGTTAAAAATATTAAAGTATCATATGATAATATAATAATAGCAGGTGATTTTAATGACGACCAACGTAAGTATTATTCCGGGTTTGATATCATAACACATCCTAATATTAAAATTAAGGTCGACTGTCGTATCGGTCCACCTAAAAGTATGTCAGGTACGATATGTGATTATGTTTTGTCAAATTTACAGTTAAACAAAATATTCATACCATTATCAAAAGCATGGCTAAATACAATCACCCATCAACAATCAGATCATTATCCAGTTGTTGCTATATATACAGCCCCGAGTTTTATAAAATTGATTTAATATTTATATAATATTAAATCATAATGTCAAACGAACCAACAACTATTACACGCAGTGATATTACACACAGTGATATTACACACAGTGATATTACACGCAGTGATATTACACGCAGTGATATTACACTGCGCGATACTCCTTATATGCGAGTATGTCGTGTTAAAAAACTATGTGTTATGGAAATAACACCAGAGTTTACCGAAATTATTAAATCATATATCAAGGACACGTCATCATTAAACATCAATTGTGGATTTACAGAATATCTTGAACTAACCGATAAAATCGGCATTGAAAATAATAAACCATGTATTTATAAAATTGAAATAGACGGAGTTGAAAAAGATGTTCTTATTGGAATTGTTAAGGATAATATAACCACTGATGAATCACAACAGACTATCAATAATAAAATGAAGAGGGTAAAAATCATTTATGCGAGATGTGAGAAATCAATGAAACTTCTTGATCCAATTTATAGAGATTATATTCACCGGACTAAATTCAAACCGAATAAGATTATGGCGGTAAAAGCAGTTGCCGGTGGTGGTAAAACAACATTGCTCCTTAATCTTGCTGAAAAGAACCGGGATAAACGAATTCTCTATATCGCATTCAATAAGTGTCTTATTACTGAAATTGGTGCGAAATTGAGACGCCAAAATATCACAAATCTTGTACCAAAAACATTCGATGCACTTGTATATAATTCAATCAGAGGGCATTTTAATATAGAAAGACCGGATATTCAAGACATCAACCCATTTACATTTGGTCAGTTAATGCCATGGTTTCAAAACAAACCATTTAAATTGAAGAAGAATTACTGTTATAAATTTTTGGATTTCTGTAGAAGCAGGGCGGCGATTAATGAATGTGATATTCACGAAGAAATCAATACTATGTTCAAAAAAGAATTTGAACGGAAGATTATCCGTGAATTGTGGGATAAGACTGTGTCTGGGCAATTCTTGACATTCGATGGAATGCGGAAACTTGTTGCTGTTAAACACCTAATGAAGACTACAATTGACTCTCAATATGATTATATCTTTATTGATGAGGCACAAGACTTTGATCCAATTATGTTGAATATTGTTCTTAATGATATTACATTACCCAAACTATTTGTTGGTGACCCGAAACAGGCGATTTATGAATGGAAGGGTAGTATTAATGCATTCGAAAATCTACCACCTGATGCCACAACACATATTGAACTATATACAACATTCCGCATGGGACAACCCGCGTGTAGATGGATTTCAAAACAAACGGATTCGTGGATTACTCCATATGATGACACGCGACAAACGGATATTTATTGCCAAGGAGTAAAGTATGTAGATGAGGATATACCAGAATGTAGTGATATTGATAAATGCAGTAATATTACCAAAAGCAGTAAATTGATCGATGTTCATAAACACAAAATCACAGAACCCTATGTTTACCTATTCAGGACTTGGAAGGGGTTACTACAAACTGCACAGAAAACAAAGAAGATTTGGATTTATGATTATAATAAGAAGATTATTGCAATCCGCAAACTACATGAGAAATTACAGAAATTCTCACTTACGGATGAAGAAAAAGGCGAGTTTGAAGATGATCTTCCTGCATTTCTTATGAATATGTCTAAACAAGAACTAGAACAAATGGAAGAGGAAATTAACATTAATCTAACAACCGAAGAAGATGCTATTGTAAAGATGATTACAATCCACAGTTATAAAGGAATGGAGAATGACGTTGTTCGAGTATATAATGATATTGATATTAAGAATGAACCGAACTTGTACTATGTAGCACTAACAAGAGGAATTAAGGATATTCATATTGATGAGAATAGATTGGACGCGGATACAATTAAAATTGATACGATTAGTTTAACAACCCATCGTATGAATGAATTATCAATTGATACAAACTATAAAATCAGCGGTAAAGAGCAACAGAAAACTATTGATAAAATGTTTAATATGTTTTCGACAGAACAATCAAATAAATCACTATCGCCAAAGAAGAAATCATATGAAGAATTGCTGAACGAGGGTAAAACAATTACTGAGATTGTTAAGATAAAGGGTGTTCTCAGACGAACAGTTGAAGATAATATTGTTAAATTGGTCAAGAAAAAGGTTAAACTAGATTGGATTCATATCGGTGGACCGGATAAAGATACAATTGAAAAAGTCATGAAATGTGCCGAAGGTTGGACAGATGGTATGACACGAACATTAAAAGCAATTTTACCGGAAGTATCATATTATCATATTAATTTGGCGTTGTGTAAGAGGTAAAAAATGTTATATAATGTTATATTATTTGGATGGTAAATAAACTTTACGTTTATTCTTAATTATATATTGACCACCTCTAACACCAGTGTATACTTTGGATTTCTTTGTGGATTTCTTTGTGGGTTTCTTTGTGGATTTCTTTGTGGATTTCTTTTTAGGTTTCATTGACCCCCCGGATGCCGATTTAGTAGTATGGTTATTAAGAAATAGCAGTCGTTGAATGGGAATGGGAAGGCTTTTTAGTAGTAACGATCTATATTTATAACCGGAACCACAATATAACAATGCATTTGTAATTACTGTATTTAATATACGGGGTGGTATACCATGTTGATTAATTTGGTTCAACATGTCTTTACCAGATATATCTAATTCTAAATTAGGATTACTTACTGGGATGGTAAATTTTTTTAATTCTGATATACGTTTCCTATTCGTCTTATTCCGGTAAACTCTAAACCAATGTTTTTTTATATCATACTTATACATAAATCCATTTAAAAATTTAATCTTTACTTGCATATTATCACCTGTCCACGCTTTCTTTATTTTATTTTTAGATGATAGGTTATCTTTATTAGATTTTACATATGTCAGGTTAGATATTTGCGATCTTGTAGATGAGTGTGTATATATGTGTGAGTTTGTATTTGTATTTGTATGTTGCAAAGTTGTATCCTTCGTAATATATTCATTCTTCATGTGCGAGCGTTGTTTTTTTGATATTGTTTCTAAAAACTCACTATGAGTTATAATAAATATATTAGGATACAATCCTTGGTTAGATTCTTGGTTAGATTCTAAAAATTTTAAAAATTTATCATCGTTTGGGTGATGTTTGAAATATTTTTTATTTGTCATATTTGTCATATTACTAATGTAGGCTGCAGTGTTTTTAATGTTGTTCGCACCATCAACATCATCTATATGTTCTATTAAGGGGCGAGTATGAATGGTACGAATGTTGTCACTCATATATGTTTTTAATAAATCATATAATACTGTATAAGGAGCATTAGTATCATAAATATCAGGTGGTTTTTTACGAAACTCGGCTAAATTTATATCGTGGGTACAGGTGAAGTGTTTGTTATAAAAACACAGTGTAGGAAATACATTCATGGCGGGAATATCATGTTTTAATCGAATACAAAACATAAGAATTTTAACACAATAGTCTATGATTGTAGTTGGATTATTATCATCATTATTATTTACAGAAAATCCCATTAATTCTCTTCGTTCTTCACTTATATATGGTATAATATGTAAGGTTGTATCCAAATCCCCGCCTGCTATAAATCGATGATGAAACATTACAATAGCAGTCTCTGCAGTTCTAACTAATTGTGAGCAATATATAATACCATCCATACTACTCAACTCTAATTTTTTTGCCATATGTAGTCCATGATGAACCCCAAAATACGTTATATCAGCATCTGGTGCTAGTGATGTTCTTTTGTTTTTATGATTTACACCAAAAACTTTCTCTAACTGATTAGCACAACTATGTTCATGTCTAATGAAATATATTTCACCCATTATTTATATATATTATATATATATAAAAATTACACTTTGTATAATATTTGAAAATTACATCACTATATATTACCGGTTATTTATTTGAATCAATTCAAATCATGATATTTGATCACATATTTGTTGTGATTCCCTACTAGATTCTGATTCTAATATGCTACACTCTAAATAAGTACAAGTTTTAGTATTACCACTACATTTAGTTGATATACCTGATGGAAAACTATAACCGGGGATTCTTTGTAAAAAGGATATATAACCATAACAAGGCCACGGAGAACCTTGATATGATGGATTTCCTCCACCATTCCATATACGACCACCCTTATTATCTGTATGACACAATGGACCATCCCAATTACATGTTTCACTTTGACCATAATCAACTTGTAATGATATATTTCTACAATCAATATCATCTTCACAATCCTGTTTCTCTGTATGTGCCGTGCATTTTTGATTATGATTCGATACTATTGCACCACATATATAGTTATGTACGGGGGTATTTAGAGGAGCGCCTTTACATTCTGGATTCGTCCCATAGATACTTGTTCCTTCCCACGTAGTCGTTGTTGTAATAAATAAATCGTGTGCGATTATAGCAGCATGACATGGGTTATTTAAATCCATGATATCAGGTGGCGGATCGTTATAAAACATAGACCCACCCCAACCACTATAAGGTCTCATTGCACTATCTAATTGATATGGATTCCATGCTTGGAAACCCTTTGATTTATCTCGAATAGTACACATATCACTTCGGTAAACTGAACCTGGGTTATCACACTCTCCCCCAACTACTCTTAATGCATTTTTACAATAATCCATATTCATTCCAGCATCTTTCCAACCTTGGGCTATATTTTTAAATGTTATTCCATATTCATAGTTATCTGGGATGTCATCCCGTGTTGTATAGTTGTTAGTAAGTGGGCAGTCTGCTAGACTCTTCTTGGTTATTTGTATGTTGTTAAATGTAGGTATTTTACATTCATACAACGGTTCTGGTGTAGGCGCACCTCCTTCATTTGTATATTTAATTATTATCTTACTATTAACGATTCTGTTATTTTAACATCACCCATATAATATATCGTATAAAATAATACAATATCGTATAAAATAATTTAAACTTATATTTATCGCTGTTCTAACTAATTATGATTATCTTGTGTAATATACAAACTATACTTGAAAATCACCTTACCATATATTGCTAGTTCTTTCTTTGTCGGTTTTTTCTTTGTTGATTTATTGATTTTATTAAAATCATTTTTAATAAAATCATTTTTAATTTGGTTGTCGTTTATATTATTAATATACATCTTATTTATATTATATCATCCATCTTTTATGTTATTTTTCAAGTATTTCATCGTTTGTTTTTATCATAACAATCAGTATAATAAGATAAAGACCGCTTTGGATATACAAATTAGGGTGGTCTTTATTCTCTTCAATCCAACTATACAAATATCGTCCTGTTGTAAATCCATCTCCTCTTGTTGGTATACTACACCAATCCCCATTTGATTCGGCAATTACTTTAACAAAATGTCGTCCTTCTGGTAGTGTAATATTTTTATAGATAGAATACCCGCCTTGTTGTGGTTGAATTAAATATTCTAAATTATTCACATAAAGTGTCATATTCGGGTGGTTGAAAATACATTGTGAATAACAAGGTTCGCCAACAATCTGATATACGATGTGTAGTTTATGTGGTTTATTATATATGTAATTATAAGATACTAGTGTTGTTTCACCATCACCGAGTTTAATATCAGTAAGTGTGTTTTCAACAGGAATGACTTCATAATTGTCAAATGTTCGCAATGTAAAATTAGTGGCATTAAATGCATAAGACCCTTTATTGAATTCAAGGGCAAACACTCCGTTAAATTGTGGGGGAATAATTGATTCTCGATATTTAATGTCATTGATTGTGAGATTGTCATTATATGTCATAAGCAGGATACTTTTGTCCTGAATAATGACTGAATGTAATAAATAGAATAGATTAGTTAACATATATGTATATAGTGTTATTTGTTTATGTGGTTGTTTATGTTTTTTTATTAATCGAAACACAATATCAAGTTTGAAGCTTGTTCATATTGGGTGCATATCTCGTTCGACCAACTATAATTACAAGCACCATTATGAGCACTTATACATGAAGTACATGATGGGTGTGTCGATACACAATCAGCTTTTGTATATGAACTAGGTGTTGGAGAAGTTGTAGTTGGACTTGGTGTTGTAGTTGGACTTGGTGTTGTAGTTGGACTTGGTGTTGGTGCAATACAATTACCAGCATCTGATGGTTTATCCCAATAACACAAATTATTACTTGTATTAAATGTTAAACCTTCATTTTTAGTAGGTACTATAAATGCATTTTCATTGTTTAATTTTGTACAAATATCAGAAGAAATCTTAGAACCAGTTCCACTTATAACATAATTTGTAATTACACCCGGGTCTAATTGAGGACAATCAATTACATGATTATATTTATAATCTCCATTATCTTCTGCTAACGCACATTGTTTAATACGCCATGCAATAGTTTCAATATCTATGTGTGAATAGGAATACTTACAATTGGTATCTATACTAATATCCTGTGGTGTTGGTATGGAACAGTTTAGTCCCGTGCCATAATTACCTGTAATCGCAGATTTACACCCACTAGTACTTAAATATGCACCGTGTGAAATTGAAGTTAAAAATCCATAATAGAAATTATTTGGAAAATTATTTACAGAACTCCATGCAACACCATCATCGTTAGCTACATGACAAAATGGTCCAATCCAATTTTCTCCATTTATATAAATATCTTTACCACTTTCACCAGTATCACCTATATATGATTCACTACATCTATTTAATAAAACACTTCGAGTTGTTATCCAAAAATGTTCTACTAAATTATTATTTGATATCGTGGGAATATTAATACTGATTCCATTATATATAAATGTTTCTGGATTTGTCCTACATGTGTCGCATTGTAAAACACCCGAATTAACATCATCCAATATTATGCTACGAACCGTTCCAAATCCAGGATTATCATCTTTTGGCGCTTCTCCACCAACAGTCATTATTACATAGTGTGCTGTATCTTTAGTATTTCCAGCATGACCCCACGCTCTGGCTATATCTAATAAACTAATTACAGCACCAGATGTTGTTCCATATGTATGTCCATATTTTCCACTTGGTTCATATTCCTCATAAATTGATTTTGAATCACCAGAATTCAACTTTCTTACTTTAAATTCCTCATATGTTTCAGTTAAATACTGAGACTGTATAATATCTACTTGTGATAATTTTTGTGTGCCAGTACCCCCACTCCATTTAGTTACTGGCACCGGTTCATTATATTCTGGCGCTGGTCCTGGCACTGGTCCTGGCACTGGTCCTGGCACTGGTCCTGGCACTGGTGTTGGATTTGGTGTTGGATTTGGTGTTGGATTTGGTGTTGGATTTGGTGTTGGATTTGGTGTTGGATTTGGTGTTGGATTTGGTGTTGGATTTGG